ATATGGACCTCGACGATAAGAACACGTACGTCCACGTCCAGGGGAACGACAAGCACGTCTACCTTGGTGCCGAGGCGACTAAGGCGAAGTTTGCCTATGTCGTTACGACTGGCGGACCCTGCGTCAATACTAAGGGAAAGATTGGGTAAGATGCCCACCCAGATCGTTCAACGGGTCCCCGACGTTCGTCTCGTTCAGAACGTCTACTTCCCCAAGTATTCGGTCACTCTCGACTGGAGCTTGACGGATAACGGAACTCTGGATGATACCCAGGCCCTGGCGACCGCCGTCTGCGTGGCGCTTGGCACTAACTCTCTAGCCGATATTGACGACCGCCTGCCAGACCCAGATAGTACGGACCGCCAGGGGTGGTGGGGAGACATGGACGCCGAGGAGATCTGGAAGGGTTGGCCGATCGGCTGCAAGATATGGTTGGAGAGCCGCAGCGCCGTCGAGTCGAGAGAGTCGATGTGGGGAGCGACCCAGACGCGGGTTATGAATTATATCCGCGACTCAATGCAGGCCTTTGTCGACCATAAGATCGCCACCCAGTTCGCGATACTTTCGACAAGGGTTGACAAGCAGCGCATCGATGTAGGCGTGCGCCTCTATCGCGGTCCCAAGGCGGCCGTAGACCTGATGTACCAACTGCTCTGGCAGGAGATTAGAGCCTAATGCCCTGGTCAACCCCAACTCTCAAGGAAGTGCGTTCCTTTGTCAGGGACTCTATCCACGGTACCCTTCCTGGTAGCGATGCGTCTGTACCCAATAGCGTGCTGCGCGTGCTCAGTGACGCCCAGGGCGCGCTGTGCTTTCTGACCTTGGAGTATATCGATTGGCTGGCACTTCAACTCTTACCGGATACAGCGGAGACCGAGTGGCTGGATCGCCATGGCCAGATCTGGCTGGTCAATGCCGACGGGACGACGGGAAGGAAGCTCGCCACGTTGTCAGTCGGCACCGTGCTGGTGACGGGACCCCCAGAGGGGGCCACCGTCCCCTTGGCCTCCCAAGTCACCGACGGCTTCACTGTGTTCGAGACGACCGCTCCGGTTACCGTTACTGATCAGCCGACTCCCGTGCCCATCAGGTCCCTGACACCAGGGACGATCACCAACCTCGACCCTGGCACTTACGTCAGCTTCATTGTGACGCCTCCCCTCGTAGAGACCGTCTGCGTGGTTGATACCCTCCAGGGCGGCACTGACCAGGAGACCGACGACGAGCTTCGCTATCGTGTCATCGAGCGCATCCAGCAGCCGCCGATGGGTGGCGACCAGGAGGACTATGTTCATTGGGCGCTGATGGTGCCTGGCGTGACCCGGGCCTGGTGCTACCCACTCGAGATGGGGATCGGTACCGTTACCGTTAGGTTCATGTGCGACGACCTGCGTGCCCTGGAGAATGATGGCTTTCCACTAGATGAGGACGTGCAGACTGTAACCCAGTTCATCGATAACGTGAGGCCGGTCACCGTAAAGGACTTCTTTGTTGAGGCTCCTCTGCGCTTCCCGATCAACTTAAAGATCATCAACCTGTCTCCTGACGACGTACCAACTCGCGCCAGCATTGAGAAGTCAGTCATTGCTATGTTCATGGAGCGCGCTAAGCCGGGGCAAGAGATTTACCGCTCATGGGTTTCGGAGGCAATCTCGGAGGCTCCTGGAGTTGACCACTTCGATCTTCAGTACGAGAACACAACCATGCCGTCGAATGGGTATATACCCATCGTCGGCACTATCTCCTACGGCTGACGGGGAAGACCCACCATGAAATATCAAGCGCCATATGGCATCCTCGATCCTAATGCCCCGTACATCAATGGCGATCCGTCTCAGGGTCGCCCTGGGTCGATCCCGCCCGCTGCCGCATTCGAGCAGCCGATGCGCGAGCTCGCCCAGTGCATCACTGGTTGCGGCTTGACGCCCTCCGATACCGATCTGACACAGATGTGGCAGGCGCTACAGATTGGTCCGTGGATCAATGAGTACGGGGTCGATACGGGGTCTGCCAATGTCTACTCTGCCTCGATTACTCCGGTGCCTACGCAATTGTACGTTGGGATGCGGGTGGCAGTGAAGATCGGCAACGCCAATACCGGACCATCGACATTCAACTGTAACTCGCTGGGTGCCCACGCCGTTCGGCGCGCAACTGGTGCAGACCTCGTATCGGGGGACTTACGGGCGGGTCAGATAGCCTATCTTGTTTTTGATGGTGCGTACTGGCAGGTCATCAACTTCTTGGGCTTTCAGTCTGATACAACGGTCAATAACTTTACCCTTAAGATCCCCTTCTCGACGGATACGGGCGCGGTCAATAATATTGTCGGTATCTTTAACCCGCACATTACAATTATGTCTGCGGGTGACCCGTTCCTGGTCAAGGTGATGAATACTAATACCGGGCCGGTCACCATCAAGATGGACGGCCTGGCCGCCGTGCAGTTGGTGTGGCCGGACCAGAGCCAGCTCACTGCAGGGCAGATCGTTACTGGCGGCCTGATCTTCTGCGTATTCGATGGGATAAAGATGCAGTTGATGACTGTCATCAATGGCGGAGGCGGAGGCCCCCCGGCAATAACTGGGGGTGTCCCTGGTACAATTGATTTGTGGCCAACCGACGTACCGCCATCTGGCGCATATGAGTGTAACGGTCAGGCGCTGTCTCGGGTGACTGACTCGCGGCTGTTTGGCATTATTGGGGTACGCTACGGAGCGCCTGATCCCAATACATTTAAAGTGCCGGACTTCCGTGGTCAATTCATTCGGGGCTGGAGCCATGGTAGCGGGGTTGACCCAGATGCCGCGACCCGCACAGATCGAGGCGACGGAGTTGCGGGAGACCACGTTGGTACTAAGCAGACCTCACAGGTTCAGTCGCATACGCATATGTTTCCTGCCGGCGGTGTGACGATCGATTTTGGAAACCCGCGTCAAGGAAATCCAGCCACCGGAGCCTATGTTATTGACTCTACCGTTGCGCCGCCGAACGACAAGATTGATCTTGGCTCGCTGCTAGGGATGGCCGTCAAGATCAATGGTACTCCAGATCTCGGAGGCATTAACCTTCCAGACACCAGGGGAGCCTCGAGCGTGGCTATCGCCAACCGTATCACTGGCCTTCCGATTACTGGATCGCTCGCGACGACCGGTGGTGCAGAGACGAGGCCGGTCAACATTAATATGATGGCTATCATTTGGCGGTGAGCAAATGACGACCCAGCTTCTCGCTATACCCTTCTGCACCGTAGTAGTGGTGGTCTACACCAATGAGGATTGGTTGGATACACTTGCGTACTATGACGTCTCCGGGTCCCCCATTGACCTCTCTGGCATCGACTTCCAGCTTGAGATGCGTGCATCAGCCGAGGACGTAACCGCGCTCATCAACATCAGTAACAATCCCTACGATGACCCCGCAGACGGCAAGATCGGTATCGTTAGCAATCAGTTTGCCATCAATGTACCGATATCTAAGATGTCGCGCATCCCAAAGGGTGACTATGTGCTCGATGCCGTAGGCCGTGCGGATGGGATGCAGCGCGTCATCATGAACGGGACGATATCTGTGGTCCAGGGAGTAACCCGATGACGATAGTCCAGCTTACGGTCGTACAGGGTATTGCTCTCCAGCCCGGACCTCCTGGCCAGGACGGTGCGCAGGGACCTCCCGGGCAGATCGTTGCGCTTGATGTGATGCGCGGCTGGACTACGCTGCAGTATTTTGTGCCGCAAGATATCGCCTATGCGGTAAGCGGCACGACGGTGTGGGATACTAGGCAGTCGCCGAGCGCGCGGCTGGCGATGGTCGGTGGCAACTCCGCAATGGGGTCGCCGATGAATGTGGTCGAGGGCGCCTACTACGCGCTGCGCATCGTCCAAGACCCGGTCACTCCACGCGTGCTCACTTGGCAAACGGGTCCGTATCATTGGCCGGGCGGTGCGGCTGCCGCGGTTGCGCCGTCGAACGTTGCTGGTGCAATCGATATTTTCCATTTCAGGGGAGCTCAGGGGAACGTGCTCGAATTTATTGGCGCGCAACTCAACATCAAGGCGTGATACCGTGTTCCACGTCAAAGCAATGGTTGGGCCGTTTCAGCGCGGGTGGGTGATCCCGAATGCGCTGCCACTCGTTGGCGGCTCACCCGTTCTCGGTATGCCCGCGCTTCAGTCGGTGCAACCTGGGTCATATTCACAAGTGGTACCCGGCACCGTCAACTTTCCGGTCCCGAACTATAATACGCTCACGGTGACGGTCGAGGGTGCAGGCGGCGGTGGTTCGTCGGACGTCGTTACGGTATCGGCAGGCGGCGGGGGTACGTCCTCGTTTGCGTCCAGTACGGCGCTGAGCGCGACTGGAGGACTCGCCGGTATCGGCCCAGTCCCTCCAGATCAAAGCGGAAGCGGTGGGAGCGGCAGTATCGTCACGACGGGCGGTGGCGGACTGGGCGGGAGTGGCATCATCGGCGGGGCTGGCGGTACCGCCTCATTTCCCCCCGGTACTTATGGCTTCATGGTACCAACTTATACGGTGCTCACAGTCGATGTGGCTGCAGGTGGCGGTGGCGCGACTGATGGGAGTTTCGTTGGACAGAATGGCAATCCCAGCATATTTCCTTCCGTTACTGCAAATGGCGGCGGAGGCTGCGATCCTCAGCACCTTCCGTCAGTGCCTGGTGGCGGTAGCGGCGGAACGGTGACGACCGGCGGTGGTGGAGCTGGGAGCCCTACTGGCTCGGCTAACGGCGTTCCCCAGTACAACGGTGCTGCAGGTGGTCGTGTCGCCCAAGCGTTTACAGCGGGTGCCCTGGCTGTCGGAGGCTACATAACAGTCGTCATCGGCTCTGGTGGCCTCGACGGCGGTCGCCCCGTTCAGAACTCTGGCAACGGTTGGGTCAATATCTCATGGACCTACTCCCCGGCGCAACCGGCAGCCTACTATAACGGAAGTAAGGGAGGTCGCGTCACCAAGACGTGGCTACCGACTGATGCGGGCGCACCAGTGCCCGGCACTAATATCCTGTTGATGGTCGGTGCAGGTGGGGTGGGCGCCGTTACTCCGCTTGGACCGGCGCAACCAGGTGCAAACGGGAGAGCTAATATTTCGTGGTCATGAAAGGAACCAAAATATGGCAGACGACGACAAGGCAAAGCCGCTTCCTCCTGGCGTGACGATGAACCCGGACGGAACGATCTATCACTACGGCAATACGGTGCGCATGGATCGCATGACTATGCCAAAGAACAATGGGCAGTTCGCTTGGGTCGTCTATGCACTAGTCCCTACGCAAGCCGGCGAGCACCCGACGGATGGTATTGGGGGGACGACGGAGCCTGCCGTCTGGGTACAGCAGGGTATGGGCGAAGAGGCAGATGCAGCAGCGCTGTGCTCCCAGCTCTCGGGTATCAAGGCAACGGCAGTGGAGGAATGAGATATGGCAAACGTGGTTGGCGACTACGCGCTGGACAACGGTCTTAACGCGATCAAGACCTATGCCACGCACATCTATCTTTGTACACAGGACCCCCTGACGTTCACCGACGCGACCTCGACCTACGCACTGGGTAACAAGAACTTCGGTGCGGGAGGCTGCTTTGGCGCATCGGGTGCTGGCTCGCCAAACGGCAGGCAGATCGCCTCGACGCCGATTACGGACGGGACCGTTACCGGCACAGCGACGGCGTCGAAGTGGGCCGCGGTCGATAGCGTCAACTCGCGCCTGCTGGCAAACGGTTCGCTCTCGGCCTCGCAAGCGGTGACGGCGGGCAATACGTTCACGCTGGCGAGCTTCCTGATCCGGCTGCCGAACCAGTAAAACTCTAGGCGCCAGATGCCGACTGTCAACTACACAACGCCGGGCACCTATACTTTTACCGTCGTAGCTTACACGACGTTAAGTGTCGATGTGAGTGCTCCTGGCGGAGGGTCGAGCTATAACCGCGTTAACAATGGTTCGAGTGGCGGTAATAGCTCGTTTGGCTCAAGCTCTGCAGTCGTTGCCTACGGTGGCACTGGCAATACGATGACTGGTCAACCGGCCGCCCAAGGTGGCTTTGGAGGTGCAGTCACTGTAGGCGGTGGCGGCGCTGGCAGTACCAGTGTTTCATCAGGAGGTGGTAGCTTCTATTGGGGCAGTGCAGGAGGTAGGGTCACTCAGACATGGGCGCCAAGCGACGGCGGCGCTCCTGCCGCCTCGGCAAACATCACCGTCGTCGTCGGACAGGCAGGAACCGACGCTGGCGACGGCGTCACGGCTGGCACTGGCTATGTTTCGATCACCTACACGGCGTCTCTCGTCGCCACTCCGCTCTCGACCTCGCTACTGCTGCACTTTGATGGCCCATATGCGCCGGACAGTGCCGGTCGCCACGCGGTCAATCTGCAAAGCAGTGCGATACTAACGTCAGCGCGGTCTAAGATTGGCTCCGGCTCGCTCTCGTGTGACGGATCGGCCTCGTCCTATGTCGTAACTGACAATACTGTACCCCACGCTGATTTTGGTTTTGGGACTGACGACTTTACGATTGAGGCGTGGATTTGGGTCAACTCGTTCCGGAACGTCGGTTACGATGGCGGCATCTATGATGGCCGACAGGTTGGTGATGCGAACAACCCATATCTCGGCTTCTTCTGGAATGGGTCGGCAGAGGTCGTTCAGTATTATACGCAGCAGGGCGCGCGCATTACTACGACGACGCCAATCCCGGTCAATCAGTGGGTCCACGTCGCGCTCGTCCGCTATCTGCAAGTCTCTCGGGTCTACGTCAACGGCGTGTCGGAGGGCGGCACCTTCGCAGACACCTATTCGTATACCAACACATATGCAACGATCAACTACGGCCCCTGCGCAAACTGCTACATTGACGAGTATCGTATCTCAAGAGGTGCACGCTACACCGCAAACTTCACGCCATCAGTAGCACCGTTCCCTCCGTACTATTTCGTTCCGCTGGGGCTCGCGCCGTCTGCGGACGGCACCGTCATGTTGCTCCACATGGATGGGGCAAACGGCTCGCAGACCATCACTGATGCGACGGCGCGCCATGCGGTTGCGTCAAACACTGGAAACGCCAGCTATGCTATCTCCACTGCGCAGTCAAAGTTTGGTGGTGCCTCGTTTAACGCGCCGGACCAGAATGGCGTTCTGATAGCTGACTCGAGTGTTGATTTTCTTTTCGGCACCAACGACTTTACGATTGACCTCTGGCTCTATTTGACGGCCCTTCCGTCTGTCGTAGGTGCCGACTTCATCATCTACTGGCCGTATGCCACTGGGTCGGAAGCGAACGTCGGTCTTGCGTTAGCCCACAGCAATAATGTCGTCTATTCCTCTGGCCTTATACTTGGTACGACCGCAATCACCGCCAATGTCTGGCACCACATTGCCCTGGTGCGCTCGGGCGGAACCTCTACTCTTTATCTTGACGGCGTGTCTCAAGGCAGTATCGCCGATACGCGGAATTACACTCAGATCGGCGCGAGTGTTTATCCACTTCTCGGTACTTACGGGTACATGGACGAAGTGCGCGTCACCAAGGGCCGCGCGCTGTGGACCGGCGCCTTCACGCCACCGGCTGCGCCGTACACACCTACGCCGATGGTCGGCGCGGCTCCGCTGGGTCTGCCGGGACTGACGAAGCAGGACGGCAACACGGTCCTGCTGCTGCACTGCGAGGGAACGCAGTTCGCAACCACATTCACCGACTACTCGGGCAAGAACCACGCAGTTACGTCGAACGGCGGCACGCGGGTCAACAACAATACTGGCGCTGCAAGGTTTGGCGGAGGAGGCGCTGAGTTTGGAGGAACGACAGCCTCTTACCTATCGCTCGATAGCGGAGTAGACTTTGCGTTCGGCCTTGGCGATTTCACCATAGAGGCGTGGGTCAATCTGGTGGGATTGCCGTCCACAACGGGCGCGACATTCATCATCTACGATAGCCGCGATGCCGGGGCGACCGTCGCACCGTTTGTTGTAATCGACGGGCTAACGAACAAATTCCAGTTCGGCTACGATGGCGCGATCCCGATCACCGGCACGACCGTAGCCACGACTGGCGTGTGGTACCACGTCGCTGCCGTTCGCGCGGCAGGTGTCACCAAACTCTACGTCAACGGCGTACAGGAAGGCCCGATCTACACCGACGCCAACAACTACGCGGTTGGCGCTGGCGGCTATCCGCGCATCGGCGCCTCGGGGCCAGCCTACCCGCCCGGTTGCTTCAACGGCTTCATGGATGAAATCCGCGTCTCGCGGGTTGCCCGCTGGACGACGAACTTCTCGCCACCGACTGCGCCGTACCCGCCATATCAGTTCTTCGCACAGCCACTCGCGCCAGCCTCACCCGTCCTCGGCGCCGCATGGCCGCTGCAGTCTATCGACGCCGCGACCGTACTGCTGCTGCACTGCGACGGCTTCAACGGCTCGACCGTCATTCCGGACACGTCGGGGCGCAATCACCCGGTCACGATCCACGGAACTGCACAGCTTTCTGTTGCACAAGAAAAGTTTGGTAGCGCAGCGGCGATCTTCGACGGGAGCGCAAATTGCGGTCTGGCGCTGGATGGCTCTAATGATTTTGCCTATGGCACCGGTGACTTCACGATTGATTTTTGGGCGAACCTTAATAATCCGAGTAATGCAGTAATCATCTACGATGGGCGCCCGAGCGGTGTTAACTCGTTTACACATCCAACTATCTACACAACTAATGGCGTCCTTTGGGTTTTAGTAAATGCGGCGGGTATAATCACTGGATCGACAACTCTATCTGCGAACGTCTGGTATCACGTCGCGCTCGTTCGCTCGGCAGGGGTCACTAAGCTCTATCTGAATGGAATGCAGGAAGGTGCAAGCTACGTCGATGCGAACAACTATGCGATAAGCGCGGGACTGCCGTTCATCGGCGGCAACTCATACAATCCAAGCGGCGCAAATTGCGTCAACGGCTACTTAGACGAAATCCGCGTCACCAAGGGCGTGGCGCGGTGGACCAACAACTTCTCGCCGCCGAATGCGCCCTACGGTTACCTGTTCTACGGGACTCCGCTTGCGCCGTCGTCGCCTGCGCTCGGGTCTCCCGGCCTCGGCGGCAGCATGGCGGCGCTCGACCTCGTCACGTCTAGCCCGGTGCTCGGGACGCCCGCCCTCGCGCACTTCTATGCAATCCCGCACGCAATCGACCTTGTCACTAGCTCGCCGTACCTCGGGCTTGGCTATTCGATCGGTGTGCTGCGTGCTAACAACCTCGTCACCGGCTCGCCGGATGTTCCTATCGACCCGGTGCTGCAACAGCACCCGCAAATCCTCTATGCCGATGATCTGGTGCCGGAGCCGCCAGACCTCGGTGAGCCGGGGCGCATGCCCCAGCCGCCGCCAACCTACCCCACCGATATGGACCGCCACGTGCGGAGGTCTGGCGACGACTACGCGTACGCGCTGATGGACCTCTTGCCAAAGGGGCAGGCGTGGCCGAGGCGCCATGAGTCAACGCTGGTCAAGACCGTGACCGGCCTGGGCAGGTACTACGGCTTCGTAGACGGCCGCGCCGCAGACCTCCTCGAGATAGAGTCGGACCCGCGGTCGACTCTCGAGCTACTGCCGGACTGGGAGCGGGCCTGGGGACTGCCCGACCCATGCTTCAAGGAGACGGCGACCATTGGCGAGCGGCGAGACATGCTCGTTATGAAGATGACGCTGATGGGCGGCCAGTCGCGCTCCTTCTTCTATAGCGTCGCAGAGTGGATGGGCTACCAGGTCCTGATCGAGGAGTACTCGCCGTTCATGGTCGGCATCAGCCAGTGCGGGGACACCAGCGCACTTAGCCAGGACCACAAGAGCCCCCGCTGGCAGATCGGGCGGCCAGAGATGAGGTTCTATTGGACCATCCACGTCACTAATGCGAGCCTGAATTGGTTCCGCGCAAGCCAGGGCCAGGCCGGAGTAGACCCCCACCTGCGCATCGGGTTATTCATTGACCAGGACTGCCTGTTCAATCGCTGGAAGCCGGCGCACTCGGAGATCGTCTATTCATACTCCAACCTACAGCCGGGCCACTCGATGGATGGCACGCCATGACCTCATGCCGAGAGTGCGAGCAAAGGCGGGCGGCCCTCCTGGCCGCATTGGCGCGTCGTCTCAAGAAGATCCGAGGGAAGGTGCGCCGTGATCGATAAGGCAAGGAGCTGGATCGGTGAGAACCAAACGCTCGTCTATTTCCTGATCGGCCAGGTCGTTGCCATCGCCGTGGCGGGACTCAGCTTCACCGCATATATGGTCAGGCTCGAGACGCGGGTTACGACTCTGGAGGTGCGCGGCTCTCCTCACCTGGCCGAGATCAATAACCGCTTGACCGTGACCGAGAAGGAGACCCAGGCTAACAAGGCTCGCATGGAGAGGATCGTAGACATCATGACCAAGGAGCTTCACATCAATCCGTCTAAATAGGGGGGGCTTTCCCTGGCTGCCCTACTGGTGGTAGACTTTTATACTCTGCCAGATAGGTTGGGTAGCGATGGAGACCCTGGAGTGGAGTGAATACCTCGAGATCGAGGACATAGACTTTATCGAGCACGTCAAAACGACGGGAAGGCTCGAGCCGCTATTCTCATACTCCGAAGAGGTCTCTCTGCCGAGCCACGAGCACCGCTACAATATAGCAGACGGGGGCTGGGAGGCACTAGAGAGGCACTGCGCAGAGGCAGATAGATCGAACAGCGTATACTTCACCGATGAAATGATTGAGCGCCGCCGGCGGAAGCGCGCCCTGGCCAAGGCCGCCTGGAAGGTTGAGCTCAAGCGCCGCGCCAGACTGGCGACAGCAAATAGACTGGCGGCAGAGCAAGAGCGCAAGAGACTGGAGCAAGAGAAGCCAGCGCCAGTGAACAACTTCAATTTAAGCCCAGCGGCCAGTGACATCCTCGCCCTGCTCCTCCCTGGCGGCCGTTGGAATATCGACTCCATCAGCGCCTATCTGAATATCCCTCCCCTCGTAACTCATGCCGCCGTCCGAGAGCTGGTCTGGAGAGGCATGCTGAGGCCCGCAAAACCACCCCAGGTGCCGTGGCCATGATGCGCTACGAAATGAGCCAAGAGGGTCAGGCCAGGCTGGTGCTCACTGCCAACCGCATCCACGTCTGTGACGGAGAGCCGTCGTCATACGACGACGTCTTTGCCCGCGCTATCGCCTCGCGCGAGTATGGCGCGGGCAGGGTGTTCGCCAGGGTGGTGAGAGGCGTCTTCGTCGAGACGCGGAACGTGACTATGATCGCGAAGAAGAAGGGTTGCCCGACCTACTGGGCAATCACCACCAGCGACGGGCTGTACTCCGCAGGGACGATAGCCCCGTATGCAAATCCAGTCAATACCGGAGATACGCTGAGCCTCTCTCCGATCACCATCAGGGCTGGAGACAAGTTTAAGGCGAGGTAGAGAGATGACGACAGAGCGCCCCGTACTCTCCCAAGGCGATAGCGGTATGGAAGTTAGCTACATGCAGTCCCTCCTGCCGCGCGGGCCAAAGGCAGATGGAGACTTCGGCCCAATTACGGACGGAGAGGTACGCGACTTCCAGCGCACCAGAGGTCTCGAGGTGGACGGCGTCGTAGGCCAGCAGACCTGGGCTGCCCTCGAGGCGCATGCCCCGCCGATTATCCCAGAGCCTGCTCCGGGAGGCCTCAGCGTGGCCCAGGTCTCTGCCATCTGCAAGATTGCCGACGACTCCGCGATCGCCGGCTACTCCTGGCATGATCGAGGCTCTGCCCCTCCCGGCTATACCCGAGGCATCGCCGTGGCGTTTGCCCAGTCACTCCTAAGGTGGCACAGCGGCCACGCAGCCGTCGTCAATATGGCGAGGAGGAATACTGGAGACGACGATATCGATGCCCTGTCGTGGTACAACTCCGACTTCTCTGAGCTCGGTATGAGTAATGATGCCTCCGGAACGGACACGCTCCGCCACCTCTACGTCCTATTGATGGGCCTTGGGATGAGAGAGTCGAGCGGACGGCACTGCGAGGGCCGCGACCAGTCTGCCGACAACGTGAGTAGCGATACCGCAGAGGCAGGCATGTACCAGACCAGCTACAACGCCAGCAACGGTAGCTCCCCAGAGTTCGATGAGCTAATGGACGAGTTTGCGCGCAACCCGGGGGCCTGCTATCTCTATGTCTTTGCCGATGGGGTGAGCTGCTCTGAGAGCGACTGGGCCTGCTACGGCAGCGGCAGGGGCTATGAGTTTCAGACCTTGTGCAAGTCCTGTCCCGCCTTTGCCGTTGAGAGTTGCGGCCTGACCCTGCGCAATCTGCGCCAGCACTATGGGCCGATCAACCGCAAGGAGGCAGAGCTGCGCAGCGATGCGGACGACATGCTCAGCAGTGTTCAAAACTATATCGAAGGGAGAGAAGTGATATGGACATAGTAATCTCGTCGGGCCACGGCAAGTACGTCCGCGGCGCCTCCGGATACATCGATGAGGTCGACGAGGCCCGCATGGTCGTCGACAAGGTGGCCTCCTACCTGACCGCCCTTGGGGTAGGGGTCAAGACCTTCCACGACGACGAGTCAAAGTCGCAGAGCGAGAACCTGGAAGCCATTGTCGCCTACCATAACGCCCAGTCCCGCGACCTCGACGTCAGCATTCACTTCAATGCATATGAGGACACCACCAAGGCGATGGGCTGCGAGGTCCTCTACGTCACCCAGTCCAAGGCGGCGGCCGAGCTCTCGGCAGCCCTAGCGGAGGCGGGAGACTTCATCGACCGAGGAGAGAAGTACCGCTCCGACTTGTTCTTCCTCAACAACACGGAGATGCCCGCGCTCTTGATCGAGACGTGTTTCGTCGACAGCCAGGAGGACGCCAACCTATACCAGGAGAGCTTCGACGAGATATGCCGCGCGATCGCAGAGACCCTGGCGGGAGAGAAGCTCGGTGAGGCTGAGCCGCCTCCGGAGGAGATCGTCGAGGAGGACAATAACCGGGTCAACATTAGGGGCAGGGCGGAGGGCGACGTCAAGGTCGTAATCAACGGGACGACCGTGTTTGGGGGAGACCGCAGGTGCCCCAATACGGTCTCCCTGGTCATCACCATGACTGGCGACGTAGTCGTCTCGCTCAACGGGGAGGACTTCCACAATAGAGAGTGAGGCGAACCATGCTGAGGAGGGCTCGGAGCTTCGAGGTTACCGAGTGCAGCGATCCCAAGTGCGGACCGCACATCGTCGCCATGGGCGAGGATGATGAGCCGATCTGTGAGATAGTCGTACCAAGATCGAGGACGCCGGACTTGATCAAGGTGCTCCAGGGTATCCTGTACGGCAAGGTTACGGAGGAGGACCACTAGCCGTAGGGCCGTCGCGCGGGGAGGGGGGCCTAGGGGAGGAGGGTCCTTGGCGGCCTGGGCCCCCAATAGATACCTACCTGGATACCTCCCCTAGGTCAAAAAGGGGGGCCTAGGTCCGGGAGGACCTAGGCCCGTGGCGGCCTACAAACAGGCCGCTGGTTAGTTTCTAAGGGAGGGGGGCTAGGCCACAGCCCGGCTCTGGAAGGCCCCTCCCTGGCCTTCCTAAAGGCCCCTTACAGGGGGCCTAGGAAGGCCCCTGATTAGGGGGTCCAGAGAGGGGGGCCTTAGTCCTCCCCCCTTAGAGGAGGCCTAGGAGCCCCCTCCTAGGGGCTCTATGAAGGCTAGGTTCTTGCACTCCCCCTCCCCCTCTCCCCCATGCCTGCGACGCTCTTGTCCAGCCGCTTGGCATCTGCCCGGTTAAACCCCCTGTACTTCTCGAACAGCGAGTGCCTAATCAGGGACCTCTCATCGAGTGCCCGCAGGATGGCGTACACCGTTCTGAACATCGGCGCCTTGGTCTTCCTATCCGCCAGCCTGACCAGGGTCATATCGTTGAGGCCCGTCCGGTGGGCCAGCTCCTCCCACGTCGAGTGGGTTGCCGCCTTGAGGTTGAGCACGAAGCCTCCGAGGTCGTCCACGAACTGGGAGACCTCGTCGGAGTAGATGGGGTCCGCGGACGACTTGCGGCCCCTTGGAAATTTTACGATCTTTGCCATGTCCAACTTCTTCCTTCCTTGCTTAAGAGGGGGCCTGATTTAATCCAGCCGGCCCCGTGCGCCGGGTTACTTTACATACCACGCCATCAGAATGGTATCTCCTCTTCAGTCGCGAGGTGCTCCTCGGTGATGAGTACGGGGACCTCTCGAGGGGCCTTCTTCTTCTCATCGAGGAAGTTGTCAGGGTCGAACGCCTTGACCTGTTGGACCTGGAATAGGTCCTTGACCTCCTGGCAGTTGGTTACGTACCTCGACACCTTGTCGGCGAAGCGATAGGTCTGCCCCCTGATCGCCTCGATCAGGGCGTCGCCCTCTGCGCGCAGCGCCTTGGCCGTCTCCTCTGCCCTCTCTATTGCTGCGACGATGTCCTTGATCACCTCCTCACCGGAGGTGCGGATCGCCTCTGACGTCAACTCTGCTATTCGCTCGCTATCTTGGTTAGTCAATGCTCTCTCCTCTGCTTACTTTGAGTGCGGTGTCATCATGTGGTGCTGTACGATGTAGCGCCTAGGCCTCCCCGGTAGCACCGTGTCCGAGAAGCTCCACCAAACCTCCGGGCGGACTATCGCCTTGCGACAGTATAGGTTGCCGAGGAACATTGCAGCCTCGTCCTCGTTCCTCCAGGCGGAGACCCATACTGGAGCGAGCACCGGAGGCCACGGGTCAGGGCAGTTCCTGGCTACCCCGACCACGTTGGTCCAATCCCTCAAGTGGTCGTCAAAGAACCTATCGATGTGGGAGTAGACGTTGACCAGGTCCTGCGAGGTCATGCGGGCGACCAGCATGTCGGTCTTCTGCCAGAACCAGTCGTTCTTGAGAAACTTCATTGTTGATGTGCAGAAGTGCATTGTCTTTCTTCCTTCTTTCATCCTCTCAGTTTCATATCTCGGATCAATAGCTCTAGCTGGAGGCGATCAAGATATTCTCGCCTCCAGCACCTGTGCCGCAAGATCATTGCGATGCAGTTTTTGATGTGGCGCGTCTCCATCTGCGAGACGAGTATTTTCTCCCCCTCGCGGGTGACCCAGACTGTGTCGCGCATTAGCGGCAGCGCCATCCCCTACCGTTGTGTGTGTACACCTTCCTTAAGTGGTGGGCCGCGCAGACGTCGTACGGGGCGGCGAGGACTCTCTCTGGAGGGGTAGGGAGCGGTAACGGTAGGGGCAGGGGTAGGGGTAGGGGCTCCGTTAGTATCGGGGCAGTCGGCTGCGGTGTCTCAACCACAGCCTGATGCCGCGGTACCAACACCAGGCGGTCCCCCTTCGGGGCAGCAGTAGGGATCGGGGCGGCCACAGTCAGCATTACTGCGGCCACGACTGACGCCCCGATCAGCGTCAGTGCGCCCCATCCCAGGTAGCGGATGCGGGGGTCCCAGATGATCGTCATCTTCCTCTCTCCCTTAAGTCCACGGATGCGATGGCGGCGCGGGCATTGCGTACATGGCCAACACGAATGCCGTTAGCTCCGCTCGTGATTTGCGTGAAAACACTGTCATGCTCATCGTTCAGCAAATCCCAGCGGGCATTTGCAAATGGAAGCAGCGCTGCGAGCAGTTGGTCCCGCTGGGCGAGGAGGCAGTCGTTCTCCGCGCGACGTTGGTCTATGGCGAGATTGGCGATTTCCATCGCGGCGGTTAGCGGCTTGTCGAGTGCTTTCCAACGCCGCAGGTTTTCATTCTCGGCGCAGAGGCGGGCGATCTCGGCATGAGCCTTGTCAAGCTGCCATTTGATAACAGTGCTATCAGCGAGAAGCGCCTCCATATCGAGAAGCTCATCCAACAATTCGGTTGTAGCTGGTGTTACTGTCGCTTGGCGACATTCCGAAGTGTCGGCGTTCGGCGACATTTCCCGGAGCAGCGATCCTTGAAGGCCGTAAAGTTTCAAAAGCTCCTCGGCTTTCCCCGCGATCACCTTCATCGAAGTGTCGCCCACTTGCTTCCGTGCCATCCAAATCATGCGGCGCAACATCACCGCCAGATTGTCGATCTGCGCTTGGGTGCGAACTGAGTTCATGCGTCGTCCTCCACTAAATGTCACGAACATTATCCTCCCTCCCACTGCCAGCATACCTCCTTGCCGACGGCCAGATATGGACGGTCGATTTCTTTGCGTTGGATTGCTGCCTCGACCTCAACGTGGCTGCGATAGAACGTAACAGGTGGCTTAATCCGACACGATACTGTCTCTCCCTCGATGTCAGAGAGGAAGATGACCGCCCTGCCCTCGTAGAGCTGGCGGTCGATAGAGAAGTAGCGACCTTCCTCTGGTGGCTTAAGCAGGCCCTGCCCTGCGACTACGATGTTGACGGCAAAGCCGTCTCCCAGTCTGCGGACGATGCCGATGTCGATCTGGCTAGGCTCGAGTCCTACTACCTCGTAGGCATCTATGATGTCGCCGCAGGCGATCTCCTCGATGGCCTGGCGCTCTGGGATGATAGTGACGAAGTTCATGTTACGGCTCCCTCCTGGTTCTTGGCTGGGCGGCAGAGCGTTATCTTGCCCTGGTACTCCTTCGCCCTCTCCATGGCGTACTTGTATGCCTCGGTCCTATTGGCGCGGCGGCAGTGGAACAGCCTCTCTCCCTCTGCGGTCTCTATGATAATGAAGTAGCGGGTCATGGCCGGCTTGGTCATCTCTCCCTCTCTACGCATGCTACCTCCCAATGGCCCGTGCCGATCCGATGTCGCTTGGCGTAGACTAGGGCCGCCCTAATGCAGGCGGCCTTGGCGGCGTAGTACTCTCCATTGCCAGGCTTGGCGGCTCCATGGCAGAAGAAGGCGGCGCAGGCGAATACGAAGACCCACGTCACGGCATCACCCACAGTACGCAGACGATGATGAAGGCGTATAGGGCAGCCCCCTCTAGCGCGAGGTACCAGCCTCCGGTTGTCCAGTAGTAGGCGGTGACGACGACCCCGATCGCCAGCAGTAGCGGGTCTATCCTGCGCAGGTGTGCGCCATAGAGGGGCTCGTTAAGCCAGTCGATAACGATGGTGAGCCAGTGCGGGAGCCTAATCAACATCGCTCCCCTCCCCCACCTTAAGCTCAAAGCCCGTAACCCGATACGGGCCGCGGCACGCCACCCCGGGCTGGCCGTAGACGGCCTCACCCTTGGTCAGCCTGAGGAAGGCGTCGGAGAGGCAGCGCTCCATGGCCACCATGAGGTCTCCCTTATCCCCTTCAATCTCTACCCTGCCCCTGGCGGTCCAGGTCTGGCCGTCCCTGTTGGTGCCGCTGAGTGCGTAGCTATAGGTCATCATTTATATCGTCTCCTTTTGGTTAGTCATGGTCTGCCTCCACGTGAAAAATACATTGCAATAGCATCGTAGAGAAGATTATCCATAATCCACTCCTTCACGTGATCCACTCGATACATGATCAGTCTCGGAGCCAATTGCGTTCGTTGAGGACCCTTACCAACTCGACACCACCTATTAAATTGCTGTCTATCGCAATGCAGGCTTCTGCATAGCTCCTTACAACTTACGAGTGTGTCGCCAGGCAGTTCAAAAAAGTTTTTTACGCTCTCATTCATACTAGCCACTCCTTGCGCTGTAGCGGGTAGGTCGAGGGGCTCTTTGCCCAGACTGCATTGGTGCCTGCCGCTACACCTTGGTCCTCTTGTTGGCGGTCGCAGTCTTACTGACGTATCTATCCCAGGCCTCGCGGTAGGCTGCCTGGGCCTCCTCTTGTGTTGCAAATGACCCGATGTAGGTGAAGTGGCCGTCGGCATAGAGGCGGACCTGCCAGGGCTTGATGCCCCTGCCCCGGTTGGTCACTCCCCGCGAGTTTCCCTCCTTGTAGACTTTCATGGCCCCCCTCCGTTATTGGCGTACCTTCTTGCCGGTATCGTGGATGACGGTCTTTTCGTCGATCAAGCCGGACCTGCGCAGGCTGGCAGCCATCGTCTGCTCGTCCTTGCCGTAGAAGATGGTCACGTCAAACGGCAGGCCCATCTCGAGGCCCATGACGAATATCGGGTTGCCCTTTTTCAAATGCTCGATATTTTTCTCGGTGAGGCCGAAGCCGACGATCTCGCGATCACTTGAACCCGCCGCCTTGAATTTGATCATTTATCCTGCTCCGTTGGTTGTATCATACCAGCCACTCCCTGTAGGCGTCGCCGGTGATCACACTGGCGAGGTCGATCTTGCGCCGCAGCGCGTGGATGAACTTCTCGTCAATAGAACCAGGCACGATCAAATCGACGTAGGCCGTGCTGTCGGTCTTGGTCATGTCCTTGGCCCTCTCCTCGCTCTGGTCTCGGTGCTCTAGGTTGTTGGTGCTGCTATAGTAGACGACCAGGTTGGCCACGTCCCACCGCCTCCCCCTCCCGCCTGCCCCCGGTGTGGCGACCATGAACCTGCACTTGGGGTCCTCCTTGAAGCGCTTGTCCTCTCCCTCCCTCTCCCTGATGTTGCCGCCCCAGAACAGGGCGACGGAGCCCTCTCCGTACTTGTCCTTGAGCGCGGCCGCCACTCTCCTGATGGAGAGGTCGTAGGAGCACCACACGATCGCCTTGCCGTCATACTCCTCGAATAGATCGAGCAAGGCTGCCGTGCGCTTCTCCGGCAGCTCCCTGACTACCCCCTCCGAGTCCTTGACGAAGCCGCACAGGATCTGGTGGAGCCTGAGCATCTGGACGATAACCAACTGGGCCGTCACCAGCCTGCCTCCCTCCAGCTCGGCGATGGCGTTCTTCTTCAGACTGTCGTAGGCCTTCTTCTGCTCTGGGGTCAGCTCGACGTGCCTGACCTGGTAGGTGACCGGGAGGTCCTTGACGTCCTCCAGCCTGATGCGGTACGAGTGGGGCTCGATCTTGGCGTACAGCTCATCGGTATTCTGGAAGCCCCTGATCAGTGGTACGAGAAACTTCCTGCCCGGGAGCTGGGTCATTACGACCTTGGCATAGCGCGCCCGGAATAGGGTGAACTCGGTAAACGCGTAACCGAGGATGTTCTCGTCGAGGAAGGTGAACTGGCCGAACAGGTCGAGCGGGCTCTGCGGAGTCGGCAGGCCGCACAGTATCCTCCTATAGCTACCTGCGTCGCGCAGTGCTCTTATAACGAACTTAGTTCGGTTCGTAGCGTGACTCTTGATGGTGGTGCTCTCGTCTACGATGACCTCTGCGTGCCTGTGGCCGACGAACTCTGCCGCCAGCTCCCTGGCCCCCGCGGTCTTGTAGGAGAGAGCCTCGATATTCATGAGCATAATCCGAGGCACCCTGTCATCGCGCTCGGCCATAAACCTGGTGGCCGCCCTGGCATGGCCCGCGCCGCCTCCGGTCTCCCAGGTATGGATGCGGGCCCTGTCCAGCAGGTCCGCACCCGCGTGCTTATCGAACTCATCGTGCCAGGTCCGGTAGACCCCGGCGGGAGCCAAAACCAGCAAGTCCCTTACCTCTCCGGCCGACTCCATTTCCCCGAAGTCATCTATTGCCGTTTTGGTCTTGCCGGTCCGCATGGCCATCAGCAGGGCGAATGCCCTTCTCCCTCTCATCTTCCTCTCCCCGATCAACTGGTGGGGATGGCATGGCCACTTTGGCTCGTACATACTAGCGTCCTCGCTTTTCTACCCAGACCTCTGAAGAGATTGGCCCCATGCGCCGCCCCTTCCTGATGCGGAAGGTCTCTAGGTTGTGGTCGACCTTGCGCATGAGCTGGGACAGCGTAGCCCTGACGCTGCCCGTAGCATTGAATGGCGGCTCTCTATCCCTGGCATAGCGCCGCTTGGTTAGCTCCTCGATGGTGATCTTCTTGCCGTCCATGGGGATACAATCGAGTAGCTCCCTCTCCGATGGAGAGTACTCGATATCTTTTTTAGCTACTGCGGTTCTCATTTCGGACTTCTCCTTCCAAAAGCAAAAGAGGGAGAGGGGGACTAGTCCCCCTCCCCCTCCCTCACGTAACGGCCGAAATCAGCGGCCGGACTTCGATGCCAGTGTAATGGTGGCTTCCTTCAGGCGTCCCTCTACCTCGATGGTATACGGCAGCTTGTCGCTATCAATTGCGACCTGGAGACCCTGGAGGACCATCTTCAGGCTTCCCAACATCTCGATGTCTTGCTTACCGTAGACGGCCTTAATCAGATCGAGAGCCGGCACCGGCTTGTTCTTTTTGGCATAGAGCGCCAGGAGTAGCTTCTCCTTGTTTGTATCCGCTCTGGTACCGAACTCTCCAACGATACCGTTCCGCTTCTCTGCAACGACTACAGACTTTGCGGGCTTCGTGGCCTTCTTGGCGGCAGCCGTCGGTTTCTTCTTCGTTGCACTCTTAGCCATCTTCTTCTCCTGGTTGATGCGCGGGGGTTCAGTCTTCTCACCCTCCGCCGGTATGGCTGCGACTTCTACCGTGCCCTTCTCGGGCACGACCCCTTCCGCGACCTTCTCTTTATGGGAGGCGATCGCAGCCTCCAGGGCCTCGCAGCGTTTGGCCCCGGTCTCTGCATTGCGGAAGCGTGTGCCGATCTTCTTTGCAGAGAGACCTGCGGCAATCGCTTCCTCAACGAGCTCGTTGTACCTCGCGGTATGGTTATCTTCCGACATAGGCAGCTCCTGGTTGTCTTCAGTGTACTCGCTTCCTGTGGCCCTGGCTATGTGGCTATTGGGAAAGCACAGAGACAGGCCAATCAGGTTGGAGGGTCCCTTGATAATCTTAACGAGGCTCTGCTCGGGCCCCTCCTGGAGCAGGTCCGCCCTCCACTCGCCGTGAACGATGACCTGCTCCTTCACGACTTGCCCTCGAGGGCAGGGTCGCGCAGCAGCAGCATCTTGAACTTGTCCGATGCGGGAAGGCTGCCTTCTCGCGTTGGACCCACCCGCAGGCTCCCGCTGGGGCCGAGGTAGTAGTGGCTGCCCTTGGTCCTGGTCATGACGATGACGCCAGAGTTAAGGCGCTTGACCACTCTCTCACCGGACCGCTCTAGAGCGGCCTGGTATCTCTCTTGCAGTGTCTTCGACATCTTCACTCCTTTGGGCCGACGAAGCCAGGCGGCGGGGTCGGCATGAACATTGCGATCGGTCTCCACAGGTGGAGGCAGTACGGGTGATAGTTGACGTACTCAGACTTCGCAGGGTGGTACTGAACAACATACTCGTCGTCTCGCCAGAACAGGCTCTTGACGAAGCACATCTCCGCCCACGTTGGCATACGGTTGGGGGTAGAGACGCTGACGTGCTCCCAGCCCTCGCAGATCGGACCGGTACCACTCGAAATGATTTTAAGCTCGGTCCCGTGCGGCCCTCTGACGATGAAGGCCCCGTGCAGGTCCCCGACGTGGGTGGCGTACTCCCCCGTCGTGATCCGATCGTTCTCCAGGATGGCGGGTATATGTTGCCTCACTTATTTCCCCCTGATTGCGGTTGCAAGCTTGGTCAGCCTGTCGTCGTCCTCACTCTCCTCGCCGCTGTGGCGGGAGAGGGAGAGGTTCATCAGTTCAACGATCATCAGGTTGCGGTACTCATGCGGAGGCATCTGGCCGGCCAGATATACAATAGCCAGTTCGGTTATCTCGTCGTCAGTGGAGGCCATTCCTTGTCCCTCTCCTCTCTGTGGATCATCACCATCAAGATGGCGAGGTCCTTGGCAAACGTGTCCGTCATCTTGTAGTCGAGCAGGTCCCTGAGCAGGTCGCTCATCCGCTCAGGGGTCTTGGTGTAGCGCCGCAGGGCAAAGTATAGCTCCCTGGCCGTGCGAGCCTTGCTGTAGC